AGTGCATTTTGCACTACGTACAGCTTTGAGCTATTGATCAGCTTTATAATTTTTTATCTCTCATTGAATTTGAGGATGGTCTCGATGATCATCTCAGGTTATGTTGGCCTGAAGATTATATAGTTTGATTATGGTTTTTTGCGCTTAGCAAGCGCTAATATGCTAAACTAGTTTAGTTTATGGAGTCTGTTTTTCATGACTCCGAAAAGTTTTATCAAGATGATAAGTACACTGATCTGGTACTCATTATCACACTCAATTTAGTATGGCCACTAAATTGTTTTATTTCCCGCTGATTTTTTCTGCGGGATACCGCAGTTTTTTATTTCTGCGGTTATTTTAGGGTAGACACCCTTTCATATATAGTTTTTCTATATTATAAAGATTTTTTGATTTGTACCTCTTACAAGGTAATAAGAGAGTGGAATGGAAACCCCACGAGTTCTCTTCACCTTTAATAATGTTTGCATGTCCTATGAGAATCGTTGTAATTTGATTTTTGCCCTAGTATTCCCGTGGAATACTAGACTGCATTATGATGATTACAATGGTATATCTAAAACTCCAAACTATTAAAGGGGAAAATACGTTTTCCTGAAGTAAACAAATTTGACAAATTTGGACGACACCTTAGTAGTACATTTATTCTTAAATACTGGAAGTATTAAGAACTTTATATGATAAATATTCGACTGTAATTTCCGAATTAAAATAGTATTCAATCGAATGTAGTTTCCGATTATATTTTGAAACTCAAAACCAAAAATCTAACATGATAAAAACAGTTACAAGTAATAGGGCTTTCCATCATGTGCACGGTCTAGTCAACCGAGACGACACTCCCGCGGACGTCGATAAAGTGCCGCTAAGAGCCGGACGGCTCTCTACTGCAAAGAAGAATTTGGGTGCAATGCCCAGTGAAGAGGAAGACTTCACAAATGAAAAGTTACAGTTAAGAAAGGACTTTCGAACTAAGAAGAAGAATCAAAAGACCCATATTAGAAAGCATAAAGTAGTTATTAAACCGCATGCTACATCTATATATGGTGATTTTATTACTAAACTTAGTAGTCTTGATATGGATTTCGCAACTGAAGCACTTGAAAGCATTATTGTGACTTTCATTGCCAGTACTAGAAAATCAAATTTACAAGGAGCACTTATTGTATCCGCTAAATTGCTCAAAACACATTTGGGTATCACATATAGCGATATTATATCAAAGGTGCTTTTGTGCAGCGATATGAGCTTCGTAAAAGATATTCTTTCTTGGTCTTTAGAAGACCTTGAATTTTATATGAAGGAATTGCTGAATAACTGGAAATTGGCGTACAAAAATGAAGCTTTTAGTTCTATTGTTGCTTTAGTGAGTACCTTTTTGGCTATTTTTTATAGTGCCGATAAAAAATGGTCTATTTCACTGGGATCATTTTCAATGTTTATATTTGATGCAAAACATTCCTGTAAAGGAGCAACTAGCCTAGTTGATGCTTTACTAAAAGTTTCTACTTTTGTTATTGGTGGCTTAAAGAAATATTTAACCAATGGATCATATTCAGGCTTTTTATATTCCGATGATCAACTAGGTGAGTTGGATATGACTGTTTCTACACTACAAGCTCAATTCAAATATGTGAAACCTGGTAATTTAGGTAAGTTTACGGGACTGGATGAAAATACTTTTGACCAAGAGCTTCAACGTGCCATTAGCTCTGGTGAGAAATTGGTTCTGTTATATGATGGACCCACAAAGAAATTTGTTATGGATAAAGTTCGAATGTTGAGGCAACTTCATTGTGACTTTATACAGACTAGAGCTGCTGGCGGATTGCGAATTGCTCCTTTTGCATATTTGATAGCCGGTTCTACTGGACTAGGTAAATCTTCAGTTAATGAAATTTTGATGAGATATATCTTAGCAAGTAATGGATTTAATCATCAGGACCAATTTATAGTTACGCTTAATTCCCAGGATAAATATTATTCCACATATAGATCATATATAAATGGGGTTATATTTGATGATTTTGCAAATGTTAATAAAGAATTTGTAGAAGAGTCACCTTGTGATACATTATTGAAATTTATTAATAATATTCCATTTTATTTGAATATGGCTGAACTAGAGTTAAAGGGAACTGTTGTTGCGGAACCAAAAGTCGTTGGCGTTACTACTAATGTCAATGATATAGATTCTACGACCTATTCTAATCAGCCCTCTTCTATTATGCGTAGATTGAAAGTACATATTTATGCAAAAGTTAAGCCTGAGTTCCAGAAGGAG